ACCTCGGTCAGTTTTTTGCCTCGGCTTCCTGGACCGCCTGGCGGAACAGCGCGACCTTCTGGGCCTGCTCCTGGATGTCGGCGAACAGGTCGGGCAGCGCCTTGAAGGTGGCCGCGATGTTCTCGGCCGTGGACGCCATCACGTCGCCATTGGGGCCTTCGAGCCCTTCGACGAAGACGCTGGGCCCATCGGCCTCGGCCACCAGCTGGAGCGGCTCGACCGGCTTGCCCTTGTCGTCGGCCTTGACGCGCACCGCCCACTTGAGCACCACTGCCTCGGCATAGACCTCCCGGAGGATGGCCTTGCCGCGCTCGTTGTCGAGCGTTTCGGTCTGGATGGCGCGTTTGACCGACTTGGTCTTGGCTTCGAGGGTGCGCTCGAATTTCTTGTTCGCGCCGCCCGCGCGGGCGATCGTGACGATGAAGTCGCCATAGTCCAGATCGACCCCGCTCTTCTCGAGATTGGTATCGGTCTGGAACTGCTTGTACATGGACATGGGTGAAGCTCCTCAGCAACACGGGTGTTTGGGGGCTGACCCGGCCCCCACGGGATTAGGCGTCTGCCAGGTCGGGCAGGTAGTCGAAGAAGCAGAGCATCATGGTGTAGTCCATGTTGGCACTGATCGCGGCCGCCGTCGCCGCGTCCATGGACACGGGGAGGGTGATGGCCTGATCCTGCTCGACATTGGCCCGCCCGTCGCCCAGGGCGATCAGCGGCAGGTCACACACCCAGCCTGCGTTGTTCTTCACCGCCGCGAAGTCGATGGTGACGTCCGAATTGGCGCGCACCGCTTCCACCGCCGCGATGTTCGAGAAGTAGGCGGTGATGTTGCCGCTCACCTCGAACGTGCCGACGATGACGTCAAAGCCGCCCAGGACGCCCACCGCCTTGGCGGCCGATGCGTTGTTGTTGATCGCCACCGAGAGCTCGGTCACGAAGCTGAACAGCGGCACCGGGGCCTCGTTGGTGCTGGAGACCAGCGCCATGCGCAGCCGGGTGACATCGGAGCTCGTGTTGAAGGCGTCACTCTCGACGATGGCTGGACGGGTGCCGGTCTTGACCCCGGTGACCCCGTCGCGGGTCTCGTGGTCGAGCGCCATGAAGGCCAGGTCAGCCGTCACCTTGTCGGCGGTCGGGATGTTCAGCGTGAACGTGTTGGCCACCGCGCCGACCAGGTATTCGCTCTGGATTTGCGTCGGCTGGCTGTCGTCCGGCGCACCGAGGGTGCGCTCCAGCTGGTAGGTGCGGCGCTTGATGAGGTTGCCCACCTCGTTCTTGAGCGCGCGCGGCAGGAAGACGCGGATGGTCTTGCCGGAACCGTCGTCCGTGGTCATTGCCAGGTCGCTCTTGTCGAACTCGACCCGGTTGGCCGCGATCGAGCGGACGCGCTTGAAGCCGTTGTTCTCCTCTTCGGCGAACTGCTCACCGGCCTCGTCGCCACCGATGAACACCCATTCACCGACGACGAGCCCCAGCTGCGTCAGGTCCTTGGTGGTGCTGGTGAGTGCCGGGAGGGTGCCGCTGGCGTCGATCTCCAGGTCACCCGTGGTGCCCTCGAAACCGACCACGACGAGCTTGCTGGTCGTCGGCGGGGAGGCCTCGACCACCAGGTCTTCGGCAACCGCGATGGAGGTGGACGCGGTGACCGTGTCGACCAGCTTGAGGCCGTTGTTGGCGGCATTGGTGAAGCCGCTGGCGAGCACCAGGCTGCCGACATAGAAGCCGGTGGTGACCGTGATCTCATATTCGTCGTTGGTGCCATCGACGGCCGGGATGTCGACCGAGGTGGCCTTGGCGCGGAAGTCAGCGAACATGAAGCCCTGCATCAGGTCCTGCAGGTTGGTCTGGGTGAAGTCGCTGTTGAAGCCGCCCGACGCTTCCAGGTCGGTCGTCACACCCTTCTTGCGCTGGCGCGACGGGTTGATGGGTTGCGGGCGATCTTGCTGAGGTTGCCGCCGAAGTCGTTGTAGCTGTTGGGCTCCAGGGCGTTCCACACGGGCGAGCCGGGCAGCGTCCGCAGCGAGGCCTCCTCCGCATAGCGGAGCCCCGTGATGTTGCTGTCGATCTTGTTCACCTGGGCCATCTGAAACCTCCTAGCGCCTATTTGATCTCGTCATACTCGAAGTCGACGAGGACATTGACCTGATACCAGTCGCCATCCGGACCGATCTCTCGGCAGCGGACGTCGCGAAACCACGCACCACCCGCCGTCGACTGACCTTCATAGGCGTCCATCGCGATCTTAGTCAGAGGGTCGAGCGAGGACAAGCCATCTCCAACCGGAGCGAACAGCTGGATGAAGATCGTGCCTTCACGGCGGAAGTGCTTGGTGCTGATGGAGGCCGCGCCCCCGTCGGCATGGCGAATGGTGAACCGGGCCCAGGGGGTCCGGCCGGTGGGCGGCTTGCCGGGCACCCCGTCCCAGAGCACCTTGCGATTGCCCCAGGCGGTGGCGAACAGCGCGCTCATTTCGTCGCGGGCCTGCTGAACGGTCATGCTCATCGCGCCACTCCCACGAAGTAGAGCAGCGTGACCTGGGCTGGTCGCAGCTTCTCGACACCCACAATGCGGTAGGGCTCACCATCATCGTCCACGAGCTCGTGGAAGGTGCTGTAGTCCTGCGTCTCGCCCTCAGCCGGGGTGATGATGAAGATTTGCTGAGACCGCTTGACCAGATCGTTGTCCTGGGTGGACATGCCCAGAGCGGTGGCGCTGGAGGGCGGCACCGCAACCCCGAAGGGCGTGGCAGTGGCGTCGGCCGGGCTGGCCGGGTTGGCCGCGCCCCGCCAGGGCTTGGAGACGTCGCTGGGCGCATCCTCCAGGCGACGCAGGGTCACCTGGCGGCCGTTGGCCTCCACCAGCGCACGAGCCGTGGCTGCAAGGGCTGCATAGTCAACCCCCGCCATCAGTTGCGCACCGCGCGCGCCCCACCACCCGTCAGGTACTCGGACAGGAGCCGGTCTGCAGCGGGGTAGGGCTTGAGGGATCGTACTCCAGCGTTAGCCGAGTAGGTCACCTCGGTCTCGATCGGCCCGACCTTCTGGCGGTTGCCGATGACCATGCCGCCGCTGGCGTCGGTGACCGGGTCCGGCATGAGCTCACCAGCGAGCGCGCGCAGAGCGTACTCGGCCGTGGCCTTCTTGAGGTTCTCCGGGATGCCTTCGACCAGCTGCCCTGCACGATCGTACAGACGGTGGCGGGGGAAGCCCAGGGGCTGACGGGGGTCAAGAAATTCGGGGGAGCCCTTGAAGCGATCGCCCCAACGGGTCTCGATGTAGTCAGTGGCACGGATGATCGCGCCCTGCTTGGCGCTCGTGTCGCCGGTCCAGGCGGTCACGCCTCGGTCGGTGAAGTAGGCGTCAGCGTAGGCCACCTCAATGTAGGCGTTCGCTCCTGCAACCCCGGTGCCGTCCTCAACCGTAAAAGCCATGCTGCCCTCCTACGCTGCTGCAACCGGGCCCACGGCAGCGCTCGTCACGCTCCGGGAGCCCCAGCGGTTGGTGGCCTTCTCGGTCACGGTGATGTCGTTGCCCTCGTCAGCCTCCACGGGAGTATAGCTCTCCCCGGTAGCGATGATGTCGGTTCCGGAGCGCCAGGTGTAGCTGAGCACCGGATCACCTTCCCAGGTGCCCGGCACCACGGTGAGCTCGACGCCCACCTGGGGCGTACCGTCGATGGTCGGCGGCGCTTCGGTGTCCAGCACAGGGCGGCCTGCCTCACGGGCAGCCTTCTGCCCCTTGCGGGCGTAATAGAGCGAGGCCTGGAGACGCCCGGCCACCGCTCCACCAAGGGTGGCGAGCCGGGCCATGGGCTTAGCCCTGCTCGCTGGAGCCGGACTTCAACGGCACCTGGGGACGCGGACGGTGGCCGAAGCCGGTCTTGCGCGCCATGGAGCGGTCGAGCGGCGAACGCGGGTCGAGCTTGTTGACATCGAGCCCCTTGAGGAGGGCCTGCGACGCACCGGCACGTTCGGCGCGCATCTGCGCCTGGCGCTTGATGAACGCCAGCCGGTCTTCCATGTCCTGGTGCGGGTTGCGGTTGGCGTCCCGCGCTTCGACCAGACGGTCGTGCTCGGCTTCGGCGGCCTTGACCACCTTCTGCGCCTCGTTGGCCGCGTCCTGGGCTTCTTCGAGCTTGGCCTTGGCCTCCAGCACGGCGGCTTCGGCCTCGTCGATCTCGTCGTCACCGGGGAGCTCTTCGAGCTCGTCATCGTCGCCCTGGTCGGCGGCTGCAGCCGCTTCCGCCGCGTCATCCGCGTCGGCCGCCTGGCCTTCATCGCCTTCCTGCGCCTCGTTGGCCGCGTCCTGGGCTTCATCACCCTGGTCGGCCTGCTGCTCGTCGTCCTGGGGCGTCGGAGCCGCGTCGGCACCCTGGCCGGTCGTGCTGTCGCCACCCGTGGTCTCCGGAGCTTCGAGCTTCGGATTGTCCTTGGTGAAGTGCGGGGCAGCGGCGGTCACGTCTTCGCGCTTCAGACCGCTGACGCCCTTGATGGCGTCGAGCCGGGGCAGGCCGTCATTGGTCCAGTGGTCGGCATTCGCCGGGTCCAGCTGGCCCAGGGCCTTGATGATGGCTGCAGTCTTGTCGCTCATGCGAAGCTCCTCGCTTGGTTTCTTAGTCGTCACCCAGCACGATGTAGGCCAGGTCGATGGTGCCGGTCACGCGGATGGCGACCGTCTGGGCATTGGTCACCTCGTTCGCGTCGATCAGCACGTTCAGGTTGATCTCGCCCGAACCGTCGGTGTTGTCGATGATGGCCTGCGTCGCATTGGTCGCGCGCACCGTGCTCACCTCGTTGGTGGCGGCCGGGATCGGGGTCGACGCGATCAGGTTCACCTCGGCACCGTTGAGCGTGATGTCAGCGGTGGGCGCAGTGCCCAGGGCGACGTCACCCTCGAAGTCGTTGGTGAGGTTCGCGCTGGTCGGGCCGGTGAAGGTCAGGGTAGCGACCGCGCCCAGGAGCAGGATGTTGCCCTCGGGAAGGGCAGCGAGCACCTTGGTGGCGAACTGCGCCGTGTCGGTCACGCCCGTGAAGCTGAGGCTCTGGTCGACGACAAGTCGCGCGACGTTGACGTCCTTGGTGGCCTTCGGGCCACGGGCGAGAGAACGCTGCAATCCCTTCATGGTGATCTCCTTGCTCCGGGGCGGCTCTTACATGAACGGCGGCGCACCGTCGCTCATGGAAGAGGGGGCGGCCGAAGCCGCCCCGCTCCCGTGTTACGCTTCGCGGGTGATGAGCCGCGCGATCTTGATCTGCTTGCGCTCCGGGAACACGCGCTGCCAGGAGCCCGCGTTCGCCAGGTTGTTGGAGCCGGTGCCGTTGGTCGGGCCGCCGTTCGGGGCCGTGCCAGCGTACTTGTGGCCCACCGGGTGGAGCGACCATTCGACGCGGTTGTAGAGCGTCTCGGCACCGCCGCCGTTGCCAGCGCCGGGGAGGCGGTGGATTTCGGTCGGGATTTTCGGCGAGCCTGCACCCAGACGCACGGCACCGGGGCCGAACAGCCAGGTCTCGTACACGCCCCCGGCTGCCGGCACACCGTCGTCGACGATGACCTCGCGGCCGAGGAAGGTCGGGATCATGACCTCGCCCCGCGCGTCGGGGATGAAGTCGATCAGGTTGTTCTTCTGCATCCGGTTGTAGACAACCGAGTGCACCATCAGCATGGTGAGGCCTTCCTGGCTGTCACCCATCGTCAGGGCCGCGTCGAGGAACGCCTCGGCCGAGAAGTCGGTGACGCCAGCCGAGTAGGCCACGCCGCTGATGTCGTTGGTCATGTCGCCCTGGACGTGTTCCGTGCCGGACGGCGCGGCCGCGTTGTCGGCGAAGACGCCCTTCATCGTGGCGATGAAGGCGGCCTGCAGACGGCGGGTCCAGTAGTAGGCGACGCGGTCACCGATCGCACCGGCTGGGTCCGAGCCCACCAGGGTGGCGGCAAGGTCGGCGGTCGACCAGCTGTTGTTGCGGCTGAGCCGGACAGCGATCTCGGTGTCGCTCTCGATCTTGTGCGGATCGGGATCGGCGACACCAGCCGTGTATTCGGCCGGGACGCTGTCGGTCGACGTGCGCTCCTCGTCGTCGTCGAGGTCGCGCCACGACGGGACGTTGAAGGTCAGACCACCGCCAGCGAGCAGCGTGTCGATCGCGGGGTCACGCACCATCGCGCCAGACTGGATCAAACGAGCCTTCTGCTCGGTCTGCTGCTGGACGTAGGGCGTGAAGATTTCCGGGACGACAACGTCCGCGATTTGGGTGATGGGTCCGTCGGCCATGGTAGGCTCCTTCTGGGTTCAGCTTTGATCTGTTAAATCAGAGCCGAGCCCCATGGTCGGCCTCCTGGTTGACCGGGGAAGGTACCGGACCCCATGGCCTCCCTTCCCCGTTCGTCAGATCGCGTTCATAGTCTCGCGTTTTCGGTTGCGCAAGCCTACTTCTTCGCGGCGGGTTTCGGACCACCGATGGAGGTGCCAGCGGCCTTGGCCATCTGGTCCGCCTTCGAGCGATCCTGGTTGATGATGCGGCCCTGCTCGGTCATGTTCCAGTGCTCATGCGACCAGGGGTTGTTGGCGAAGCCGCCACCGCCGCCCTTGCCACCCTGGGCTCCACCGCCCTCGCTGGGCGGCCACCAGTGGGGGCGCTTGGGCTGCATTTCGGTGAGCCAGGCGTCGGGGGTGAGGCCGGGGGTGACCCCGACATTGTCCTTGGTGGTGACCGCGCCGTCTTCGCCCACCTCGAACACGCGGTCAGCGAGCATCAGCACATCGTCGAGCGCGGTCTCGACCACCTTGCCCTTGAGGGCGGCGGCCAGGACATTGTCCTTGATGTCGCGGCTGCGCAGGGTGCCCTGGAGCTCCTGCACGGTGTTCTCGCTCGCTTCGAGCTTGGTCTTCAGCTGATCGCGCTCGCGCTCGACCGGGGCGAGCTTGGTGCGCAGGCGGGTGTCGGCGAGCTCGCTGATCTTGGCCTCGTCCAGCTTGCCTTCGGCGGCCGCTTCGAGCTCCGGGAGCTTGTCGAGCTTGGCGTGGACCTCTTCGGGGTCCAGGTCGTTGAACAGCGCCAGGCGGTCCTTGACCGTCTTGTGATCGCCGCGCTCCTTGGTGAGGGCGTTCTGCAGCCGATCGATGTCGGCCTGCGTCTTGAAACCTTCCACCCCGGTCAGGTGGAACTTGCCGTCTCGTTCGGTGTAGAGGGGGCGATACGCCTCGTCGATCTCGTCGACGGTGTCATGCACTACTTTGAGAGCCATCTCTCATCCTTTCGTTTCTCCGGCCCATGCCGTAGAGCCCCGTGCCATCACGGTGCTGGGGTCGAACATGGGAGAGAAGCCCAGGGGGCGCAAGCGTGAAAGAAGGGCCCCAGGTTTCCCTGAGACCCTTCCCCTGCGTGCCAACGCAAATGCGACCCGTAGGCACAAACTCGGTGGGGCGTTCTGTTCCTAGGTGCCCCGTCCCCGTGCCAAGCTGCCTGTTAGGCGGCGAGGCGAAGTGCCGTTACCGGCTGGTTGTCGTTGGCATTTCTGCTAACTGTCCCGTCACGGTGGGCCATTCCGAGCCGCGTCCCAACCTCAGCCTGCACAGTCGATCCTGGTTCACCCCCGTCAACAGCGCCGTGTCCAGTGGCGGAGCTCCCCACACCCGTCGGCATGGACCTACTGTCCGCTTGTCACGACGCTGATGGTGGAGGTGGCGGGTACTGCCCCCGCGTCCTGTACATCCATCAGCGGGCCGAATTACGGCCGTGCAGCCTGGATGCCCAAGGGGAGGGCACTCAGGCAATCGGTTTAGGCAGCGAGG